TATTTTAAAATTTCAACTAGTTATGACAGAAAATTTAAATGAGAGGGTATAGCTCAAACATAGCATTTATAGATCTATTATTTAATCTTCTTATTGGGTTTACAAGTTTACTTTTAATTGCATTTTTGTTGATTAATCCAGTTGCTGACGATGGAGTAGTTAATCCTCGGGCTGAATTCTTAATTACAATGTCATGGCTTGATACATCTGGAATTGATTTAGACATTTGGATCGAAGGTCCAAATAAAACTATAGTTGGATTTCCACAAAAAGATGGAGCATTTATTATTCTTGAAAGAGATGATCTTGGCAACACCAATGATACTTTTTTAATAAATGGTGTTGAACAACTTGTAGAAAGAAATTTAGAAACAGTTAGTATAAATGCAATTGTTCCTGGAGAATACTTTGTCTCAGTACACAATTATAATTCAACAGTTGAAAACGACGAAGAAGAATATCCTACACCAGTTACAATTGATTTGATGGACCTTGAACCTTATAGTTTAGTTTTATCAAAACAAGTTTCAGTAAAACTTAAAGAAGAAAAGTCGGTGTTTTCTTTTATGATTAATGAAAAAGGTCAAATTTATGATTTAAATGACGATATTAATATAAAAATTAGGCCAACACCAAGAGGCGGAAGATCGGATACCGACGAAGGAGCAGTACCATGATTGAGATTGTAATAGCATTAGCAATATTCTTATGTATTTTTTTAGCAATCTTAGTATATCATTCAACTGCACCATTTATATTAAAATTATTATCGTTGCCTTCGTGCGCAGTTTTTTTAATTTTTTTAATATATCTATTAGTTATCATGGCAGGCGCACCAGTCAAAGAATATCCCAAAGATGATTGGCAATATATACATCATGAAATAATGTTAGTCGATGAAGAAAAAACTATTTTTATTTGGACATATAATGATGTCGGTAACAGATTACATCAGATACCATATGATCGAGAAACTGCTAAAAAATTAGAAAAAGCTAAAAATAGTCAACGTAATGGATTTGCTCAAACAGGTCAATTTGCTCCAACAGGATCAGGGTTTATGGGATTGTTTATAGCAGAACAAAGTGGAATACCTTCGAAAGATTTTATAAAACAATAGGAGTCTAACATGTTTAAGTTTTTTATACAACGACACTGGATGCATTGGTCTATAATTGGAACACTTATAATTTTATGTTCTACATGGTATCAAGTACAAATTGATGTAGCAATTAATCAATGGTTTGGAAGTTTCTATGATAACTTACAACAGGCTCTAGCCGAACCCGGATCTCTAAGTGCTAGCGAGTTTTATGGTTCACTAGCCAGTTTTGGCTGGCTTGCATCAAAATTTATTGTAGTAGCAGTTGCAACAAAATACTTTGTTTCGCATTGGATATTTCGCTGGCGTACTAGTATGGTGGAATTTTATCATGACAAACTTAAATTTGCTAGAACAGTTGAAGGATCGTCGCAACGTATACAAGAAGATACTATTAAGTTTGCTAGAATTATGGAAGACCTAGGAGTTGGCCTAATGGATGCAATTATGACTCTTATTGCATTCATTCCAATTCTCATTGGGTTATCAGCAGCAGTAACACATCTTCCTATAATTGGAGAAGTTTCAAATTCTCTAATGTGGGTTGCACTAGCAACGGCATTAGGCGGTACACTAATACTTGCATTAGTTGGCATAAAATTGCCAGGTATTGAATATGATATTCAAAAAAGAGAAGCTGGTTATCGAAAAGTGTTAGTTCATGCCGAAGACGATCCTAAAGCAGGACAACCAAAAACTCTTGCTGAATTATTTGACTGGGTAAGAGACATACATTTTAAATCATATTTTCATTATGCTTATTTTAATATGGTACGGTACAGTTATTTTCAAGGTATGGTATTAGTTCCATACCTTGCACTTGGACCAACTATACTTGCTGGTACTATTACTCTTGGAGTATTACAACAAACTATTAGAGCATTTGGCAGAGTTGAAAGCAGTTTACAATATGTAGTAAAGTCATGGGCAACAATTGTTGAATTAATCAGTATATGGAAACGTTTACACGAATTTGAACAGTGTATCAAAGAAAATGAAAAATAACTTACCAGTAAGGCTGTCCTGTTTTGTTTGCAGTTTCTAAATTTTCTTTTATCAATTGAGCCATAATTTCTCTATCTTCAATTGATAGCTCGTATGCTTCGCTTAAAGTAAGGCCGCCTCGCATGTGCCATGATAATTTTGTTAGATGAAATTTTAATTCTTTGCTTTGGCCTTCTAGGATCTCAACCTCTTCAAGAATCTTGTCAAGTGACCATCTTGAGATCCTTATTCGAAAAAATTTGATTGATCAAATGTTATAGGTATTGATATTTCCTCAGGTGCTCCTCTATCAATATCTTCTTGAGGTAACGTTATCTTAAATGGTTTTACTGTGAATTTATTTCTTTGTGCATCTAAGTGTTCAATAACTGTTTTATATATTGATTTATCAGTATTATTAAAAAATTCTACTATATGACCGGCATGTGTAACAGTATCTTCTCCTGGAAATTTTACAGCTATTACACTTCGTGTAACATTAAAGATATTCAAATCTGTAATACGACTAAAGCTTTCGTTAAATTTTTCTAATTTTTCTTCGTCGGTCAGACTGTCATCATTTACTGCTGCAAATAATCTTTGTTCTTCAAACGACTTCATTGCTATTTGCGTAAAATACTTATAAGAAAGAGGTGCTATTTCAAATTGAACTGTATCTGTATTAATCATATTCTCATACGACTCACTACCTAATTGATCTAGTACAGTTCTTAAATCAACTTCAAATGTTCGTTCTTCGTCAATTTCTTTTATGTTAAATGTTAACTCCATCTTTTCACCGTATGTGGCAATACGAATAGCTATTAAGATAGCATCAATATCAATACTTGGAACATGCCAAGCATTTTTAATATTAGGCACACAACTTTGAATTACACTAACTGTTGCTTGCCCGTTAAGTAATGCATCTGGTGTTTTTATTGTAAGTTCGTCTTTAGCAGTCATTGCAAAAATTGGATAATCACCAGTTTCGGTTTCTTCTAACGAGCCATCGGGATAAAAATTACCTTTACTCGGAAATTGAATATATAACTTTGGTTGTCTAAAATGTTTAGCTAATGGATTGTCGTTCATGAAATCATTCTCCGGATAAATACATGTATATCTAAAGTATTTATATACGTATATTATTCGGAGTACAAGTATTGACAACAATTGACAATGTAGGCCCTGGCGGAGTTGGCGGAAGCAGTTCAAGTATAGCTAGTGAAGCTACGCTTGCAGCACTACTTAGTGCTGTCAGAGGCAGCGGCCTTAATAACAATAGTCAAAATACTGACACAAATAAAACCGGGGGTGTCATTAACGCATTAACTGGCACAGCAGCAGCATTAACTGCACCGATGGCAGGTGCAGTTAAAGGTGTTGGTCGCCTTGCAAAAGAACTTGCGTATGGTAATGCTCGGTTAGGAGATTTTGCATCTGCAATCTTTGACGGTTCAAATGCAATGGTTGATCTAACTAGATATTTAGATTCTAATATTGATAATCTCAGAGAGTTATCCAGTGCAGGTGCATCATTTAATAACAGCTTGGTTGATATGCTGGACGCTTCGGTAAAAAGCGGAATGCGACTAGGACAATTTCAACAATTTGTAGGTAATAGCACACAATCTTTAGCAGCATTCGGCGGGACAGTAACCAGTGGTGCAAAATCTTTTGGAAAATTTAGTAAAGATTTTCGCCTTGGCGTCGGAGAAGATTTATTTAAAATGGGGTTGACTGTTAACGATATTAATGATAGTTTGTTATCATATGCTGAAATTGAACGCAGACGCACTGGTGAAAATATACGCAATGATGCTGTTACTAGACAAAATGCATTAGAATATTCAAAAACAATTGAAGGACTTACAAAGGTTACTGGTCTTCAACGTGATCAAATTCAAGAATCTATACAGAAACAAGTGCAAGAAGCAAGAGTGCGAAACATGCAGTCAAAACTTTCAGGCCAGGAGTTGAGAAATTTTCAATCAAATTTAAGTTTTATTGAAGAAAAACTTGGTGGTGCTATGGCTGAAGGAATGTTAGACCTTATGGACGGTGTTGCCCAAACAAAACCTGGCATAGCTCTTCAAAGCCAGCTTGGTGCATCTTTTGTTGATTTTACACAACAAATGACTAGAGGCGAAATTACCAACGATCGACTTTTTGAACGATTAGCAGCTTCAGGAAAGACGTTGGATGCTAAGGGCAAAAAGTTTAGCGCAGCGGCACTAACTGCTATGGAAAGCTCAAGCGGAAACGCCAGTGGAATAGCAACTCTGTTTAACGAAACTTACAAACTGCTTGATATAGAGGCATTAGATGCTAAAAAAGCAGGCAAAGAAGGTGACGCAAGAGATAAAATAACCAGCACACTTCTCATGTTTGATGAATCTATTACCAAACTACGAACTCAGGCAATAGATGCAATTACTACTACTCTTACAAAAGACCAAGGATTAATTGATTCTTTTTCAAAATTAAGTGATACTGCATCAGTTAAATTTGGTCCTGCGGTTGAAAACATTTCAACCCAGTTAGGCAATATGATAACTGATTTTGGTAGTCTTAGTCTTTCTATGATTGGTCCAGAAGGAGGAGCAGTTAGTGTAATTGATAGACTTACTGCCGCACTAGACAATATACCAGATAATCTAACAAACATATTTGGCGACGGCGGATTGTTAGGCAAAGCAATCACAAACATTAAAACTGAATTTGATGGAGTTGGAACGGCAATTGCTGGCGCAATTGCAATAGAAGCAAAAAACATATTTGGAAACGTATTTGGCGGATTTGCTGGATCTAATCTTAGTGAAGATAGTGTAACAAACCTTGTAAAGAAATTTAAAGAGGATCCAACAAAACTTTCAGCTGAAGAAAGATCTGATCTAGTACGAACATTATTGTCTGAGAGTAGTCAGAAAGAAGGAGGACTAGCTGGGTTTTTGGATACAGTTAGCAAAAAAACCGGACTGTCTGCCTTAGGTGATCTTCTCAATTATGATGGTCAATTAGGCATTGATAATGATCAGCTAGCAAATATAATCGGTATTGCCGGACGCAATATAGGAACACTAAAAGCTACAGGAAAAACAACCGAACCTGCTGACATAACTGCAAAGCTTCACAAAGGCGAACGTGTGCTAAATCCACAAGAAGCAGCAGCATACAACAGTCAGACTGGCACTGGAGGAACTATACAACAGTTAAATACAACTATGAATCAAGCTGTATCACTGTTGCAAACTATTGCAATGTACCAAGGTCAAACCGCTAAAAGTGTTGCAGGAATAGGAACTGATTATTATAGAGGCATTAACACATGAGTTGGAAAAAACATTTTACACCAGTAAACGTAAGCAAAAATACAACAGGTAGTTATAGTCCCTTTAGCTTTAACAAAGGCAGCGGCGGAGTAGGACCAGCAGCGTCAAATTATTCAAGTCATTTGCCTGACGTGTATGTAGGATCACCAAACCGTATTGAAAGATATGGCCAGTATAACACTATGGATACTGATTCTGAAGTTAATGCTGCACTAGATATTCTTGGAGAATTTTGTACACAACCAAATAAACAAAATGGTACACCGTTTAGTATTGTATTTCATCAAACTGCTACTAGCACCGAAGTAAATATTGTGTCACAATATTTAAAACAGTGGTGTAAGTTACAACAATTTGAAAAACGTATGTTCAAAATCATTAGAAATACGTTTAAATACGGCGATCAATTTTTTATTAGAGATCCACAAACTTCAAAATGGTTTCATGTTGATCCTGCAAACCTAACCAAAGTTATTGTTAATGAAAGTGAAGGCAAGAGACCAGAACAGTACATTATCAAAGATATTAACATATCATATGAAGCACTAAGTGCTACTAAAATCAATACAATTAACGACGGCGTTGGCGCCAACGGAGCCGGACAAAATTATCAAACCCTTGATCAAAAATACATGACCGGATCTCCAAATACTCCAAACAACAGCAATAGATATTCAACTGACTCAAATGAAATTGCAGTTGATGCTCAGCACATTGTACACCTTTCAATGAACGAAGGATTAGACAATAACTATCCATTTGGTAATAGCTTACTTGAAACTATCTTTAAAGTATACAAACAAAAAGAATTACTTGAGGATGCTATTATTATCTATCGTGTGCAACGTGCTCCAGAGCGCAGAGTATTCTACGTTGATGTGGGCAACATGCCATCACACCTTGCTATGCAGTTTGTGGAGCGTGTAAAGACGGAAATTCATCAAAGACGAATCCCATCAAAGACCGGCGGAGGACAAACAGTCATAGACAGTAGCTACAACCCGTTGTCAATTAACGAAGACTACTTCTTTCCACAAACTGCTGAAGGTCGTGGATCAAAAGTTGAAACACTACCAGGCGGAACCAACCTAGGAGAAATTGACGATTTACGCTATTTCACCAATAAACTAGTACGTGGATTGAGAATTCCAAGTTCTTACTTGCCAACTGGTGCAGACGATTCAGCTTCGCAATACAATGACGGTCGTGTTGGCACAGCCTATATCCAAGAATTAAGATTTAACAATTACTGCGAACGACTACAAAGTATGCTTACAGAAGTATTCAACAATGAGTTTAAGCTTTACTTAGATCACAAAGGAATTAACATTGATATTTCAATGTTTGATTTAAAACTACAAACTCCACAAAACTTTGCAAGTTATAACCTAGCAGAGCTAGACAACAATAGAATTTCTACATTTAGTCAAATGCAAGCTGTGCCATTTATTTCAAATCGATTTGCTTTAAAAAGGTTCTTGGGTCTGTCTGATGAAGAAATTCAACAAAACGAAGCACTATGGCGTGAAGAGAATGATGAATTCTTCACTGGCGAACCGCAGGACGCTGCTGCTAATATGAGAGATGCAGGCATAACAGGTGCAGGCATAACTGATGATATGGCTGCAACAGGCGAAGAGGAATTACCCGAAGACCCAATAGACGATGCAAACAGCGCATTACCCACTGATGCAGCATCAGCAATGGCACCGGCAGCAGAAACAGCAATCGGGGCATAAATAGTAACATGATACTTAGAGAACTATATTACTTTAATAAAAAGACAATGGAGCCTGAAGAGGACCATCGTTATGAGCCTGACCGAGATAAAGGCACATATTCTTTTTCGGATACAAGACAGACTAGATTAACTCTAGGTGACATTAATAAAGCAAGAAAAGCTGACGAAAAACACAGCGAAGAAAAAATCAAAGATTTGTATCATGTAAGAGCAATGTACGGAATATCTGCACAAGCACCTGCTGAAATGTAATATTACAAGGATCTTACATTGAAAAAATATATTCCAGGTGAATCAAAAGCTCAACGAAAACAACGGAAAACTATTGAAAAATTAAAAAAACAAGAACAATCTTGGAAATTATCTGAGATTAAGAATTCTACAACAGTAGTTACTAGTGTTGATAAAACATCTAATAATCCAATAGCCTTTGTTCTTGGAAACGGAGTTAGTAGAAACAATATAGATATTACACTATTACAATCTTATGGAAAGGTATATGCATGTAATGCGATATATCGTACATCTTATCCTGATTATTTAATTGCAGTTGATACTAAGATGATGAAGGAAATAATACAATCAGGATATCATCAAACCAACATAGTTTATACTAATCCAAATCGTTTCACTAGAGAATTTGATAATATAAATTTATTTAATCCAAATTTAGGTTGGAGTTCAGGTCCTAGTGCGTTAAATCTAGCTAGTACACACGGTTATTCAACAATATATATACTAGGATTTGATTATCAGGGTATAGGAAATAACAACGGCCTAGTTAATAATTTATACAGCGGAACTGAAAATTATAAAGGCATTAACGATCGAGCTACCTACTTTGGAAATTGGTCTAGGCAAACTGGCATATGTATAAGAAGATATCCTAAAATAAATTATGTAAGGGTAGTCGAAGATGAAAATAGCTTTGTTCCTGACAATATTACAGGTATAGAAAATTTAACACATATTACTAAACAAAAGTTTATAAATAACTTATCTAAATAA